TCGGACAGCATCGTCGCGAGCTTCGGTTCCGGGTCGATGGCCGCAGTGTCGGACACCGAGTACGTGGTGCAGGCGAAGTCGGTCCGCAAGTACGGGGTGGCTCTCCTCGACGCGCTGAACGCCGGGAAGCTGAAGCTGACGGGATTCGCCAAGGGCGGGAAGCTGTCGAAGGCGCAGCAGCGGGCGAAGGCTCAGGCTGAGGCGGAGTCGCAGGCCCGGCATGACGCGTGGGGTGACTTGACGGTCAGCCGCTTCGGGAAGATGGCCGGCTACCAGCGCTCCGAGTTCGGGAACGCACTCGGCAAGCCGGACAGCGTGAGCAGCTTGGTGAACGCGCTCAATCAGTGGCGGGGCATCATCTATAAGACCACTCAGGGGGCCACCGAGAGCAAGTTGCTGAAGCAGTTGGATGCCACGGGCCGGGCGTTGCTGAAGCAGGAGAAGCAGCTCAACTCCGTGACCGCGAGCCTGGGGAAGGCGAAGGACAAGCTCAACGACCTGAAGTCGTCGGCCGCCTCGCTGGCCTCATCGGTGAAGGGCAACATCCTCTCCTCGGCGAACATCACCCGGGGCGCGTCCGGCGACAAGACGGTCACGACCAGTTCGATCATGAGCGGGCTCATCGCGAGCCGTGACAAGGCGACCGCGTTCGCGGGTGCCCTGAAGGACCTGCGGTCGAAGGGCGTCAGCAAGGACCTGATCCAGCAGGTCGCCGAGGCCGGGATCGACGGCGGCGGGCTGGAGACCGCGGGCGCGCTGCTGAGTGCGTCGTCGTCGGAGATCACGACGATGAACCAACTGCAGGGCCAGATCGGGAAGGCGGCGTCCTCGGCTGGGACGACGACCGCTGATGCCGTGTACGGGCCTGCGATCAAGGCCCAGACCGCCGTGGTCAAGACGCTGACCACGAGCCAGAACAACCTGAAGAAGTCCATGGACAAGCTGGCCACGGCCATGGAGAAGGCGATCGAGAAGGCGTTCAAGAAGAAGGCCAACGGCGGGATCGTCGGCGGTGCCGCCTCCGGTGGGCTTCGTGGCGGGCTGACGTGGGTGGGCGAGGAAGGCCCGGAGCTGGTGCGGCTGCCGGCGAGCTCGACGGTGTATCCGGCTGGTCAGTCGCGGCAGATCGCCGCTGGTGCGTGGGCGTCGATGTTGAACGAGCCGCGTCGGCAGGGGCCGGCGCGCCAGACAGTCCCGGCGGGAGTGGCGGCCGCCGGGGATGGTCAGCCGATGGTGATCCACCTGAGTATCGCGGGCCGGGACTTCGGTGAGTTGTGGGTGGATGCGGGCCGCAAGCAGGTGCGGGCGCGTGGGTCGATCGAGGCGACGTTGCAGCCGCCACGCGGCCGATAGACGAGAGGAACCAAAGGGATGCCCTTCACGGTATGGAATGGTCCGGCGCCGACGACTGCTGCTCAGCAGTCGGTGACGACCGGTACGGCGATCAAGACGATGTTGCAGTTGGCGACCCCGTCGACCACGCAGATTCAGATCCTGGAGTGGGGGTTCAGCCTCGATGACCCGCCGGGTGCGGACGGTGTCGTGGAGCTGCTGCAGACGGATGTTGCGGCGACGGTGACGGCACATGTGGCTGCCACCGGGGTGGTGAACCTGGACCCGAATGGGCCGACGACGCTGCTCACGATGGGTACGTCGGCGACCGGGTACACGGCGTCTGCGGAGGGGACGACGACGGCGGCGCGGGCGTTCGATGTGGTGTCGCTGTCGTCGGTGTCCGGGGAGTCGGGTCTCCAGTACGTGCGGACGTTCATGCCGGACGACCGGCCGATCGTCGCTGTCAGCAAGTTCCTTCGAGTGCGTGCGACGACGCCGACCACTGCCGCGGATATGCGGTGCTGGGTGACCTTCCAGCAGGTGGGCTGACCGATGCCGCAGATCGCCCCGCTCGTTTCGGCGTTTAGGCGCCGTCTCGCCAACCTGCCCGGCCCTGCGGTCGGGACGGGGGAGGTGTCGAACGGGCAGCCCGTGCAGGTGGAGTTGCTTGTGGCGGGCGTGTGGGTCGACATCACCTCGTACTGCATGGTCCGTGACGACTCCGGCCAGATCAGTGTGAGCTACGGGATCACAGGCGGTGAGGGGTCGCAGACGGAGCGCGGGCAGGCTCAGCTCCAGCTCCGCAACACCGACGGGCGGTTCTCCCCCCGCAACCCGTCCGGCCCGTACTACGGGCTGATCGGCAGGAACACTCCGCTGCGGATCTCGGTCCCTGACGGGCTCGGTGGTAAGGGCTACCGGTTGTGGGGTGAGGTGACGGAGTGGGCCCCGGGCTGGGACCCGACGGGCACGGACGTGTGGTGCGACGTCACCGTGTCCGGCATTCTGCAGCGGCTGGCACAGGCTCCGGCCCCGGACCGCAGCGTGATCTACACCGCGATCACGGACCCCGTCGCGTCGAGCGTGGTGGCGTACTGGCCGATGGAGGACGCCGAGGGGTCTACCTCGCTGGCGTCCGCGCTTGTCACCGGGTCACCGATGACGTTCACCGGATCACCCGCCCTCGCCTCCTACAGCGGATTTTCGGCGTCCGATCCGCTGCCCGACCTCACCTCGGGGTACGTGTCCGGGGGTGTCGCCAGGTACGACGACCCGTCTGGCACGCAGGTCCGTTTCCTGGTGTACATCCCGCCGGCAGGTCTCACCGTCGGCAAGGTGGTCTGTGCGATCGACCAGGTCGATTACTCGGCTGGGGCGCCGCAGGTCTGGGAGCTGTACTACGGCAACTTCACCGGTACCTCGACGTCGTTCACACTGCGCACGCAGGCATCGGACGGCACGAACCTGGGCACGGACCTGGAGGCCACCCTCGATGTGCGTGGGAGGCTCCTGTACGTGTCCATCGAGCTGCCGGAGACGGGCACGGGCACGACGCGGGCGCTGCGGCTGAAGGACGTCATGACCGGGGTGACGTACAGCGTCACCGACAGTGCGACGCTACCGACGCTGACGCGGGTGACGCGGGTTCAGTTCGGTCCGGCGTCGCGGTCGGTGGTGTCGCCGATCGGCACGCAGTATCTGCCGGGGGTGGCGGTCGGGCATGTGACGGTGGAGAACGCGATCACCTCGATCGATGCGCTCGGTGTCCGTCTGAACCCGGTCGGGGAGGTGGCGGGGCGCCGTATCCAGCGGCTGTGTGGCGAGGAGGGCGTGGCGGTCGACTGGGTCGGTGACCTGGACGACACGGTGGCGCTGGGTGCGCAGGGCCGGCAGAACTTGCTGTCGCTGGTGCAGGAGTCGGTGCTGGCGGATGGCGGGCTGCTGTACGAGAACCGGGCGACGTTGGGGCTGGGGTATCGGACGCGGGCGTCGCTGTACGCGCAGGATCCGGCGCTGATCCTGGACTACCCGTCGTTCAACCTCGCGGCTGTACCGGTGCCGGTGGAGGACGACCGGTTCGTACAGAACCGTGTGACGGTCACCGTGGGCGGGGTGACCGGCTCGTATGAGATGACGACGGGGCCCTTGTCGACGGCGCTGCCTCCGGCGGGGATGGGCGTGTACGGGCAGGACACCACGCTGAACCTGGCGGACTCGAAGTCGGCGACACTGCGGGACCAGGCGGCATGGCGGGTCCGGCTGGGCACGGTGGACGAGGCCCGCTTCCCGCAGATCTCGGTGAACCTGATCCACCCGTCGATCACTCCGGACATGCGGCGTGCGATCCTCGCCCTCCGCCTCGGCGACCGGGTGCAGATCACGAACCCTCCGTCGTGGCTGCCCCCGGACACCATCGACCAGTTGGTCCTCGGGATGTCCGAGAACATCAACCATTTCAAGCACGAACTCACCTTCACGTGCGCGCCGGCGTCTCCGTACAACCAGGTCGGTTTCCTCGACTCGGCGACGGCCCGTCTGGATACGGATGACTCGGTGCTGCTGTCCGCGCCGAGCAGTGTGGATACGACGCTCGATGTGGCCCCGGTGAACGATCCGACGATGCTGTGGACCACTGACGCCGCTGAGGTGCCGTGGGATATCCGGGTGGGTGGCGAGGTGATGCGGGTGACCGCGGTCGCCTCGAAGCTGGTCGATGCG